TGCATTATGCTTTACCTTTCTTGTACTTAATTTTACCTATTCTACCAGCTCCAAAGTCAGGTAATATTTTATTACTGTCTTTGTAGTGTTTTACAGGTGTGCTTGGACCTTGGTTAAGAGCAAGCTTTTTAAGTTTCTGTCTCTCTGGTATTGAACTGGTTTCGTTACCAGTTTCGAGATCATATGTTTTAGCCATTACTTTTTTTTACCTTTGTGTTTGCAGCCACATTTGCTGCTTTTGCTTTTCTTTTTGTAAGCCATGTTAGCATTTCCATCTTCGCATAGCGAGTGCCTTTCTTGTAGGCTTGCCATTCTTTCTCATCGGTCCTTTCATTCCTCTGAATCTTGCACAGAAGGATCTCTTACGTGGACCTCCTCCGGGCTGTGGAGCCTTGAGGTTGGAGCCGGTAGCAGCATTATACTTTTTTCTACCAGCTGCCGTAAGTCCTCCCTTACGGCTTTTGTGTTTGCCGATTCTTAGGGAGACGTTTCTTTTACGTACTCTCTTTCGTGCCATTATACCTCATCTAAATCTAGCAAATCATTCATGATATCAAAGCCTCCTCCCATTCTACCTGTGTCAGGATCGTATGGTTCGTTAGCCATATCTCTGAAGGCATCTCTTCTGGCTGCTTCCTCATAAATTGATAAACCTTTTCTTTTCTTTTTCTTTCCTTTAGCTATCATCATACTCTGATTAGCTTGTGAAAATAAGTTCTTTGGTACAATATTACCATGAATTTTATTATCAAACTTACCTTGTGGTGTAAAAACTCCTTCACTGTTTCTGCCATACACTTGATTACGTGGGCCAATAAACATACCAGATGATAACACAGCTCTTACTTCATCGGGACGTATAGATGCTACCTCTAGATCTTGTTTAGTAGGCATAGGTGATTGACCATTGCGTTGATTGATTGCCAAGGAGTCTTTCTTTGGTGGTGGTGAGTATGGACCAGATGGTTTTGGCTTGTATGGTTGGTAAGGAGAACCTCCTTCACCGGGAGGTATCTTCTTACCCATAGATGTGAACCTCATTTCAGCACCGGACAAGAGCTGATTATACTTTCGCATCTCGTCTATAGTTGCCATAATTAATACTTCTTCTTAATTTTTTTACCACTTTTTTTAGCGGCTGCAGCTGCGGCTTTTTTACCTGCTGCTGTGTAGGGATATTTCTTCCCGTTTACTTTGGGCATTGTTAAAACTCTACGTTTGATCTTTCTAATTTAGCTGTAACATCAGCACGGTATGCTGGATCTGTCTCATAACGTGGATCAGATATAGCTGCTACAACTTCTGCTTGACTTCGGAACTGACTGCTGCTTGATCGAGGTGCTTTACCTTGTATCATATTACCATCAGATCCTACTTCATTTTCATATGTATAAGCAAGAGTTCTGATTGCAAAGAAAGCTGCGACTGGATCTCCTTTCTGCATAACAGCATCAAACATATCAGTTTCCTGTTCACTAAGATTGTTTTTAGCCCAGTCAACCATTAATTCGTATTGCTCTTCACCGCCAGCGGCAGCTTTCAACTCTTGAACATCAGACTCAGAAAAGTCTGCATCGTTTTCGACAGAGTTTCGATAGTTTAAATACTCTACGGCTAGCTCTTCTGGGTCCATCTCTTTTATTCTGTTAATGATATCATCACTGAACTCATCGTCAGACTGATCTTCATCCCATAACTCATCTAGTATAGAGCCTTCTTCATCATCTTCGTACTCTTCATCATCTTCGTACTCCTCGTCTTCCTCGCCCTCTTCATACTCTTCGTTATCTTCTTCATATTCTTCTTCTTCTTGTGCATTACTGCCAAGCTTTTTTTGTAGTTCAAGGTATCCTTGTTCTAGCTCTTTTGCATTTTGATATTTACCAGCTAACAGGTTGTCTTGTGCCTCTTGCATCTGTTCTCCCACAGCAAGAGAGTCTTGCTCTTCGGGAGATAGATTTTCAAGATTAGTAACCTCGTTGTTAGGCTGCATTGTATAAGTTTCTGACATTATTCAAATGGTGGTTCTGTTGGATCTTCTGTTGGTGCTCCTTGAGCTGCTTGTTGTCCAAGAGATGGATTTTTAGATGGGTCTAATATTGGACTTCTCATTAAAGCTGGTGTTGCTTTGATTGCTTCCATTTCTGCCTCTTGTTGTTGAGCTGCTTGAGCTTCTTCTTCTAATTCTTCTGCAGTTTTAACAAGATTTAGAACATCTATTCCTTGTGCTGCTGCGAGTCTTTTAATAAGTTCTTCTGGGTTGATGTATTGTTGTATAGCTTCTGGTCCCATTGTCTGTGCAATAGTTTGTAAGAAACCTCCAAGTGCTTGTACATCTTGACCTCTGCCTAGACTATTAATACCAGCGACAATAATAGGCTTTACCATACCTCTAGGTATACGTGGTATCTCGCCTGTCTTCTGGAATATACTAAGCTTTCTGTTTAGATATGGTACTAGAAACTCTACAGTGAGTAATCCGAAGAGTCCACCCAGCTGTTGTTCTAGTTCCATTTGTGTCATGCGTACCTCTTCTGCGGTTGTACGTTCCGACTGTCTAACTGATAGAATTAGGAATGCTTCGTTCAATCGCTTCTCGAGTGTCTGCATGTGCTGCAATGCCGTAGCAAAGTCAGCCGTCTTACCTACTTGTACTACTCCGATGTCATCTGGTCTGCCTTGAACGATTGCTCCGTTACCTGCAGCTGCCAGTGTCTGGGGCTTAGTAGTGCTTGAAGGTGATACAGTGAAAACAACTTTAGCAGCTGCTGCAGAGCCTTCTACGATGGCCTGAGACAATGCTTCTAATGATTTCAGATCTCCTATAAACTGTCCTACTCTACCTCTACCATATGCTTCACCATCTACTGTATTAAATCGTAGTGGTAGCCATGGTGTACTATCAACTGGTGCTTTACCGTTTGACCCGGGTATCTTTTTATCATGTACTTCTTGATGCCAGATGAATCTATTGTTATCACGTCTTACATGTGTATAAACGTCACACTCATCATCGTCTTCATCATAATCAACAAGTCTTGATCCATCATCGAGAGATTCATAATTCTCTATTAGATCTTTGTTGATACTTTCTTTTGTGATAATTTCAATCACGTCGCCGTTGCCATCTCGTTCTATTACGA